ATGAGGGGCGCCTTGCCGGACCGGATCCGACCGGTCGTGTAGTTGTACAGCATCTGCGTCGGGATCGTCTTGTCGATCTCGTCCTCCGCGAGCCATCCGTTGACCAGCTTGGCCGCCTGGTAGGGCTGGAGACCCTCGGGCCGGGGGGCGGGGGCGGGGGTCGCCGACGGGTAGGTCGGGTGGGACGGAACCGTCATCGTCTCGGACATGGTATTTCCTTTCTCTTAGTACTTACCCTGTGTAAGTACTAGTCGATACATATACTAGGATATGTATCAACTACTACTTAACAGAGACACGAACCGTTCTTACTCTTGTACGTGTAGCATTCGGAACATTTGTTCCGACGACGAATCTGCTTAGTCCAACCTTCGTCTCTCTTCTCATCAGCGATACGATCGATGATGTCGGACGAGAGCTTCGGACGATTCGGATCAGCGTACTCACCGATACCGTGAGACTCTTCGTAACGTTTGTACGAGATGTAATGTTTCGTAGACACGGAATGTACTCTTTTCTTTCTAGACGTGTAGTAATAAATGTGTCTGAAACGTTTGTATGAAATTGTCAAAGTTCAGTGTAAGTACTTCTTTTTGTTTTGCTCTTATAACTATATTTTACAGGGGTGCAGCGCAAACAAAACCGGCCCTGGGTCCTACTCACAGTTCAGTGTGAAACATGTGTTAGTTACTTTCCAACGACAGCTGCGGGCACAAGGACAACACAAAAGGCGTATTAAAAGAATCTGGTAATACAGGAAGACGGGGAACATGTGTTACTTTTATATCGTGGTCGTTTCCGGACAACTAGGGTTACAGGTTATAATAGGGATGAGGGAAGGAGGTCGAAATGGACGACAAGAAGCCAGTCGATGAAGAGATCGATGACCGTTCCTGGATTGCAGATGACGCGATCGAGGCTCTCAACATGGAGCGTTCCTTTGACGAGAAGCCAAAGAGCGACATCGAGTTCACGCGTGAGCAGTTTCGCAAAAGTGCGCCTCATGCTGCCGCGTCAATTATCCACCTCGCACTTCACAGTCAGAACGAGCGTATTCGCCTGCAGTCAGCCCAGTACGTGGTTGAGCGGGTTTTGGGTCGGCCGGGTGAGGAGAATCCGCACGGTAGGACTCCGCTCGAAGCGCTGATGGAGGGCGTTATGTCCGTCACTGATGAACCAGCTGTACGCGAGGGCAAGGTACCCCCGGAGGTATAAGCCCTATATAACACAGTATGGAGAAGGCGTGATTACACGAGATGTGCAGGTCGAAAGCGTTAGGCCTTTTAACGCGGAGGCCACGTCCTACGGAGTGAAGTTCGAGCAGGTATCTGTAGACGGAGTTGACGTCCCGGCAGTAGTCCTCGTGACGACCGTTCCGTTGTCCGACGCGGAAACGATGCTGATTGGCAAGAAGTACAAGCTGACGCTGGAAGAGGTGGTCGAATGAGCGAGGTTGAAGGCCCTGTGGTGCCTGAGGCAGGCGGGGCCCGCGATGACGTGGATGTGACCAAGGAGTCCGGAGATCCGGTGGTGCCCGGAGATGGTCCGATGCCTACCGGGTATGAGCACGACAGTCCGGAGTACGGATCGCTCGAAGGTGAGGAGGGTGAGAACGATGCCACTTCGGAATAACCTGGCGGTTAAGGACCAGGGCTGGAATACGGTATCTTACCGCGATGCCTCGGGGAACACGTTCAACGCTCGCGTGGAAGCGCAGGATATTCAGCGTGTAGCTGCCCCGACCGGGACTGGAAGCGCGACGGCGACGACTGGTGGTACGCTTGTGCCTGCGACGTATGGGTACAAGGTGACCAAGGTCATCAATGGTGTTGAGAGCCTTGCGACTGCCACTATTAGTCAGGTGGTGCCGGCGGGCACGAACACCAACACGGTGACTGTGTCTTGGGCAGCGGATGCTCAGGCGACGGCGTGGAAGGTGTACGGAAGGACCGGTGGAAGTGAGACGCTTCTTACGACGCTTGCTGCTGGTAGTACTCAGTTCGTTGACACTGGTGCTCTTACGCCGGGTTCAGCGACGCCACCGAGCCAGTTGGCAGCAGATGCGCTGAACCTTCGGATTCCGGGTCTCGGGATTGTGAAGGGTGTACCGCCCGCGACGGCGATGAAGCAGACCGGCGTCTACTACAACCGTCCATACTGACATGTGGATGAGCCAGTGGGGGTATGTGCTCTATGTAGCAGTACTGCTTTCACTGTGCACTTGGTGGGCGGTGGTAGTTTGTAAGGCACGGAAGAGACGGAAGCGCAGAGAGAAGGGAGGCGGTCGAGATGGCGCAAAAGATTGAGATTGACAAGGCCGCCTTCTTTCGCAAGATTGGTTACGTTCCGCACCCGCAACAGGTTCTTTACCACGAGAGTGAGGCGCGTTTTCGCGTAGCCACTTGCGGGCGTCGGTTCGGCAAGAGCACGATGGCTGGTAGGGATCTAGAGCCTAAGTTGTTTGTGCCGAACAGAACGTACTGGATTGTTGGGCCGACGTACGATCTGGGCGAGAAGGAGTTCCGTGTTATTTGGGACGACCTAGTCGTCAAGATGGCGCTGGGTAAGGATAAGCGCATTAAGAGGTCGTACAACAAGAAGCAGGGTGACATGAAGCTGGAGTTCCCGTGGAACACCAACCTTTATGTACGATCTGCCGATCATCCGGAGAACCTGGTCGGTGATGCGCTCGATTGGGTGATCATGTCCGAGGCTGCGAAGCACAAAGAGGACACTTTTACCCGTTACATTCGGCCTGCACTCGCTGACCGTAGGGGTGGTGCGGACTTCCCGACCACACCGGAGGGACACAACTGGCTGTACTACCTTTGGTTGCTGGGTCAGGACATTACACTGCCCGAGTATGAGTCGTGGCAGTTCCCGTCCTGGGCCAACTCGTTCGTCTATCCAGGTGGGTATGACGACCCCGAGATCCAGTTGCTGGTCAAGACGATGACGCCGGAGTCCTTTGCGCAAGAAATTGGTGCGGACTTCAAGAGCTTTGTCGGAAAGATCTTTCCGGAATGGGATTCAGCTGTACATGTAAAGAACTTGAACTTTAATCCCAATTGGCCGAATTACATTACTTTTGACTGGGGATACACTAACCCGCTTGCTGCCATCGAATTCCAAGTAAGTCCGAACGATGAAGTTTACGTTTGGCGGGAGCACTACAAGCCTTACATGACGGTGTCGCAGCACTGCGAGATCCTCAAGAACAGGAACCAGCCTCCGGGCTACCACTTGGACTTGGCGTTCGGCGATGCTGCGGACCCAGAGGCGGCTGCAGTGGTATCTCAGAACTTGGTTGGCTGCGTTACGGATCCTGCTGCGAAGAAGAACTGGCGCGAAGGTATTGATCTTGTTCGTTCGTTCATGAGAGATCGTGAGTACGGACAGGATGAGTATGGCGCTCCACTAGAGCGGCCGGGCTTCTACGTGGACTTTAGCTGCGTTAACACGATTGCCGAGCTTGATGACTACAAGGCGCCTGGCTCAGTCAACGGAAAGAACGTACCCGAGTTCGGTGTTAAGATGATGGACCATGCGATCGATGCGATTCGGTATGGTCTAATGCACGTATTCCGTCTTGGTGCAATCTACCAGTTGAACGATGCGATGGTTGAGTCGACAGCTCCTGCTCCTGTTACACTCGTTGCACCTGGTGCACCTGGTTCTGCTGACTTCTTTGGCTCGCCCGGAGATGGTGGGTTCTTTACCTCTGGAGGCATCTTCTGATGAGTATCTGGGACAATATGCCTTGGAAGAGCAAGGACAAGCCCGATCAGGGTGCCAACTTCTACGATATCCTACGGACTCACGACGTAGTTGACGTGGTCAACAATAAAGCGTTCGGGCCTGTGGTGGTTGTGGCAGACAGGCCCGCGCATGCCAGAGAACAACGCATGATGATGGGCGAGTACGTACCTGGAGAGATTCAGTTCGCAGAGCCTCGGTCTTCTGCTCCTATCGGCGAACTTGGTACGGCTGTACCTTCGCCGTTTAGTTCTTGGACTCGTCAAGAGTACAATACAGAGCTTAAGGGCCTAGCAGGCCTTGAGAAGTACGACAGAATGCGTCGTGGCGACGGTACAGTTCGGGGGACGTTGCGACTAGTCAAGACGCCTGTGCTGTCTGCTCGTTGGTTCATGGAGCCTGCGAGCGATAGTACGGTTGATCAGAACAAGGCGAAGTTTGCATGGAACTGCTTTACTGAGTACATGAGTGTATCTTGGCCTCAAACCCTCACAGAGCTGTTGCTGATGCTCGACTTCGGTTACTACATGTTCGAGAAGGTCTGGGACATCCGTATCATCGAGGGTAAGGAGCGTGCTGTTTGGAAGAAGCTTGCACCGCGACACCCGATGGACGTCTTGCAGTGGAACTTTGATGCTAATGGTGGACCTCAGTCTGTTGAGATGATCAATCCAGACACGCTCGATCCGACTCCAATTGTCATTCCGATCGACAAGCTCCTTGTCTTTTCGTTCGACAAGGAGGGTGGCAACATTGAAGGTCTGAGTATCCTTCGGTCCGCCTACAAGCACTGGTATTACAAGGACAAGCTGTACATGATCGATGCTATTCAGAAAGAGCGGCATGGCATCGGTATCCCTGTGATCAAGCTGCCTATGGGGTTCACGACGAACGACAAGCTTCAGGCTGACCAGCTTGGTCGTAACCTCCGGACGAATGAGCGTGCGCATGTTGTATTGCCTCCGAACTGGGATCTAGTCTTCGCGAAGCTCGAGGGTCAACCAGTCAACGCGATGGATAGCATCGAGCATCACGACAAGCAGATCCAAAAGAACGTTCTGGTCGCTTTCATGGATGGAAACGCTAAGGAAGAAGACCAGACGATGTTCCTCAAGGCTACGAGGTTTATCGCTGACATTGTTGCTGACACGTTTAACCTCTATGCTATTCCACAGTTGATCGACTACAACTTCTCTAGGGGCGAGAAGTACCCGAAGTTGAAGGCGCGGCGCATTGGTGAGCAGGCTGATTGGCGAACTATGTCGTTTGCTGTCAGAAACCTCATCGGCGCGAATGTCATCCGGCCCGACGATAAGTTGGAAGAAGCCCTACGAGAAGAGATGGACCTTCCTAAGGCTGATCCTACCACAGTGCGGGAAACTCAGACTCCTCAGGCTCCTGGCGGTGCACAGGCTGGTAAGACACAGCCAACGCAGCAGGGCAAGGGGAAGCAGAACGGTCCTGACCGGCCCGGTCTGCCAAGGCAAACCCCCAAGCCGCCAACGGGGGCGCCGGCTGGTAATGCTGGTCAGGACAGGTCAGGTGGATAATGCTTACTTACTGTCCG